GATAACGACTCGCTTGCAGAATCGGACGCACTATCGGAAAATGATTCCGTTTCGCTTTCTGATTGGGATGCGCTCAATGAGGCTGAATCAGATTCGCTAACACTCGCGCTTTCACTTTCAGAAACCGACATCGACAAAGAAGCTGACGCTGAGGGCGCATCCACGAAAATCGGGATAGTGATATAAATAACACCCTCCACAATTTCGTTGATGTAAGGGCCATCTCCTGAGCCGGAACCCGAACTACCCTCAGCCTGTGCTGCTGCTCCCTGGGGGAGACGAGAACCATCCTCTCCCAGAAAGGTGACTGTACCATCATCTTCCAGCATGGCCGGAGCATAGCTGACCTCCAGCCCGCAGATAGCCCCGGTAATTTCCTCAAGGGTGTCGGCCAGCGGAATCCTGATAATGCCGGAATCAAGTTCGGGAGCCGAGATTTCCTTATCGAACACAATATCCTCCACCCCGCCAAGCGTGATGACAGGCTCGCCCTCTTCCAAGGATTCCTGCGTGCCGCTGCCATCAGGCCACACGGAATTAGCTCTGCGGAGCTTGATTCTGAGATTTTTGCCATCGGTCAGCCGGAGTCCCTCGCCACAAATCAGCTTCTTGAAGATGAACAAGTGCTCATCCCGCTTGCGGAACAGCCCGGCGGGCTTGCTCTCGTATTCCTCGCTTTCCGGGGCGGTATAGTAGTTGTCTGACTCAACATTGGAGCCGCTTTCGGCATCCTCCTTAGCTTCCTCATCCGCATCAAAGCACTTTTCTACCTGTACCGTCTGCAAGTCCAGCGTGCCACAATGCGCCTGATAGATGTGGGCTCGATTGACCTCCTGAATCTTGCGGAGCTGGTAGGAGCCAATGAACACAGACAATACGCCCTCACCTTTGGCGTTTTCCTCAGTCTTACCCCACGGAACAAAATCCTGCTCTTCATTCTTGATTTCCGCGCTGATGATTTCGCCCTTGTAATTCTGTTTGATGATACAAAAGACTTTCTGCAACTGCTCAGAAAATCCACCAATATCGACCCAGCCATCCGTGTAGTCGTAGAGCGTAGCCCCCTCCGGCACCGGACGGGTCTTGCCCATGTAATCAAGGATAGCCCCGGCTTTCATCTGGGCAATCTTCGGCCAGCTACCATCGGCGCTCACATCGCACAGATGTTTAGGCTTCAAACGCAGTTGAAACGGAACGACCCGAAACTCCTGCAAATCCGCACCTCCCGTTCCCCGGTACTTGGTGTCCCGCATATCCGAGCCGGAATACTCAATACTGGAGGTAGACGTACCGTTGCCGGACATATTGGCCGCTTTGGCCAGCTCCTTCAGACAGTCAATAAGCTGATTGAGCCAGCGGGCAGAGAGTTTTTCGCCTACGCGTACTTTATCGGGGATTTTCATTGTTTAAGCTCCGTACAAATCTTTATCCCAGCCGCCGAGGCCGGAGAGTAACCAAGTGTTTTCAATGGTGTAGGTTTTACCATCGTCATTCATTGAGCAGTTGGAAGACACCTGCAACCACGTGCGATTCGGGAACTTGGGAGCTTTGGGGGGATTGTTGATAGTACCTACTGAACCGATGTCCGATTTATCCGAACGGGAGGTCATGCGGACGGTATAGGTAGCCATGATGTCCTTGTAGGAAGTCACACCCTTGTTGATAAGGTCAAAGGCCTTGCTTCCGGTTTTGAGCAGTTTGCCGAGCTGCTTCATGACCGGGAGACCGTCACTATCCAGTTTAGGCTTACCGCTGCCATCCACCTCCGGAACCAATTCCCAGAGCCGGGCTCCATCCATGAACGCTTTGAGGTACTCCAACTGTCCGCCGGAAATACTTGCCATCTTGGGATGCGTCAGGATAGGCTGGTCTACTACCGTCACATCAAAGGAAGTCGTAAACTTGTTGCCTCCGATAGTCCATGAACCCTCTTCATCATTGCCACCATCATCGGAATCTTCTTCGCCGGAACCATCTTCGCCATCCGTATCGTCATCGTCCTCTTCTTCCTCCTCAACGACAGGCTTGGAATAGGTCAGCTTCACGCTGGCAACCCCGGCCACACCGGGAGTCACCACCGCTTTGCTGAGTGTCACGGAAGCGAGGACATCAATACCGGAATCCATCGAGGGGATGGTGCTCATGGCTACTTCCTCCGGAACTTCGTAGGTAAGCTCTACGGTGTCCCCGGTTTCGCGGTCGCGGCTCAATTCAATCGTCAATCCTGTAATGGTGTAGCCCGTGTTACCGAACCACACCATCCTGTTACCGCTTCTTCCGAACCCTGTGCGTAATGTTGCCATATACACACAGGCAGATGTCAAAATCAGCGGCTGATAACCGCATCCACATTGCCCGATACCTGAATCGTTGGCGTGCGCTTGGTGTTTGCTCCTATACCCTCCAGAAGTCGGGTCTGTTTTTTCGTCTCCGTGATGAGAGGACCTCCGATGACCACGGAACGCCCACCACCACCTACGCTGGCATAGGAATCCGAAAAACGAGTACCTTGCTGCCTGCCGCGTCCCTGTTGCTGCTGCTCCTGTTTCTTCTGCTTTTCCTGCATTTCTTCGAGCTGCTTTTCAAGAGCAACCATGCGTTTGGCACGAGCCTCCGCGTCAGATAAGCCCTGACGTTGGTATTCAGCTGTCAACTGAGTGATTCTCTGCTGTTGTTTCAGAACTTCCAGCCGCTTCTCGTTACCTGCAATCTCAGCTTGGAGTATCTTCACGGCCATATCATAGTCACGCGCGGCATTCTCCCGAGTCTGTTCCTGTTTGGCTGCTTCCTCAGCCCGGCGGCGTTCGGTTTCAGCGGTACGCTCTGCTTCCTCTCGTCCCCGGCGTTGGAGCTCCACAATCTTGTTGTAGGTGGCCGCCAGCATCTGATAGCGGGCTGCATCCTCCTCCGTCACAACAGGTTTGCGCATGATGGCCTCCATCTCCTGACGCAGAGATTCAATCGTATGGCGAGCCTGACCGTATGCCGTAGCATCGGCAAGGCGGAGCTGAATCTGCACCTCGGGGGCAAGTCCGGAGAGGTACTGTTCACGCTCGGTTTCGCGTTGGCGGCGATATAAATCATTGAGCTTATCTCGGGCGGCTGCCAGCTTGCGCTCCAGTTCTGCGGCCTCCTCCCGTTGGCGGCGCATGGCTTCGGCGGCGCGTTCGGCTTCGATAGCCTCCTCAATCTGGATGGGCAAGGTCTCCTCGTAGTGTCGCTTCTTCTGACGCAGGCGAGCAATCTGCTGGTCGAGCAGCTTGATAACCTCCTCATCTTCATCCTTGGCCACAGCCATACGCCGCTCTTCGCGGAGATCGTCCATCCTCTCATCGAGCTGTTCCATGAAGGAATCATATTGCTCATAGGTTTTGACCTTATCCGCTTGCTTGTTCAGATTACGGAGAGACTTCTCGAACTGCCGGGTAGATTCAGCGGCGCGTTCGGCGGCTTCGCTGTTACCCATGAACCAGGAGTACAAAGCACCCAATGCTTCGCCAATGCCAACAATGATAAGACCGATACCCGTGCTCACAATCGCGGCTTTCACGGCAACCATGGCAGCGCGGGTAACGGTAGCCATCGTAGACCAAGCAATCGACCATGTTACCTTAAGCCCGGCCAGCGTGGACGACATGGCCGATTTCAGCCCGGTAAGCGCAGCCCGATACCCGGACACAAAGGACGAGAACGACAGGCCTTTAATGGTATTGCCGAGCGTCACCATCTGAGCCCGGAAAGAAATAGTGCTGGCAGTAGCCGCCTTAGTGTTACCCACATACATAAGCAAGGCTGCTGCTGCAGATGCAACGACTGTTTCAGCCCCGCCTAAAAGGGAAACCAGTTCCCCGATACCGGAAACAATAGGAGAAATGACATCAACAACCCCGGTTAAAGCTGTACCGAATCCGGCGGCGAACTCCTGCATAGCCGGAATCCCCTCTTCGAGAGCAATGGCAATACTCTGCAAGGCCGGAGTAATAGCCTCGTTGATAGGCTCGCCCAATTTAGCAACAACCCGGTTGATATTCTCCAACAAGGTACCCCAGCTACCAGCGGTCGTGTTGGAGAGCTGGGAGGACAGGTTAAAATACTGCCCGCCCTCATCCGTCATGCGGCGCAGAGCTGCTGCGTATTGGTCAGCCGAAACAGCCCCCTTTTTCACCATAGCTTGCACCGCTTCGGTTGAGGAGCCGATGACTGCTGCTAGTTCCTGATAAATCGGGATGCCCTGACGCGCCAGCGTATCAATGGCGCGGGAGTCAATGCGCCCGACAGCCATGGCGCGGGAGAACACCTTGGAGAGCTGCTCAGCCGCCACGCCGGAGCCTGTAGCCATATCAGCAAAACGGCGCGTCCATTCCCGAATGGAAGAAGAATCGCTGAACACGTTGAGCAGCGGCTTAGCCGTGGCAGCCATCTGCTCAAGACCTACGGCACCATTGGCGGCATCGTGCCAGAGGTCATCCAGTATTTCCCCGGCCTGTTCTGCGTCACCAGTCATCTGGGTAAACGTGACCCGCAAATCCTCTATGCGGGCAGCCTGTGCCGGGATATTGCTGAAGAAAGCAAAAGCACTCTTTACCGCTGCAATTGCTCCGCCAATAGCGGCAAAAGAAGCGGTAAACTGTCCGGCCAGCCCCTGTACGGAATCCTTAGTCTTGCGAACCTCCCCCTTGATTTCTTCGAGAGCAGTTTGCAAGGACGAAGCATCGCCGGAGAAAGTGAATGAAACGTCAGCCATGTTTGGTGAGGTGTTTTAGCCGATTAAAGAGACTGTGCGCCTCGGCGGCCTCTTCTTCGGAAACGCTGCGCCATTCAGTAGCAACACCTTCGCTAAGCCATGCGGCATGCAGGTATTGGAGCGTTCGGCGCAACGGTAACCACAGGATGTATTCCTCAGTCCACCCCGTCGCTTTGGCAATCGTGAAAATCACGGTTGCATTCAGCGCGGGGTTAGCTCGTTTGGGGAGTCTGTAGAATCTGGCTGAGGAATGGCAGAAGCGGCCTGTAGGGCTGCTTGGTCAGCAGACAATGCGGAGGTGATAACACGCAGCTCTGCCGGACTGATAGTCATAGCAAACTGTGCTGCGCGGCGCTTTACCTGAGACGGAGCGTTGTATACCGTCTCCATGACTTCATCGAGAGGCGCGGCATGTACCCAGATAAACTCTGTCAGAATCCCGGTGTCGATGTCGGTCAGTTCAGTATTACCGGAGGCCAGCGGATTGCCGAGCTGTCGCAGGACTTCGAGAGAGCCGAGAGAAATCGGTCGCAGGGCTAGGCCGGATTCCGTGCGTGCCGGAGGCTGAACAAGAGAGCGGTTGTTGCTATCTTCGCGGGATGAAATAGAAATGGTAGGCATAGTGTTATGAGCGGGTGAATTTGTTGATAAGAATCCCCAGCTGGGATTCAGGCGTTCCCTCGGGGATAACGAGAGTCTTGTTGCCGCGCTTTACCAGCTCCACCTTGGGAGCATGGCCGATATGGTGATTGATAAGCGTGCAAAGATTTCGCATGGCGGCGGCCATGTAGGCGAGCGGGTGCTCGTTGTCGGCTCGGGTAATCCAGCCCTTATCCTGCCAGCGGGCAATCATTTCGGAGGCCTTGAACTTACCATCGAGAGACTGTTCATCAAAGAGCCAGTTCACCACCGGCTCCGTATCTCCGGACACGGCAAAAGCCGGGCGTTCGGAGAAAGGAATCCCCAAGGCCGTCAGGCAAGCCGCCAGCATCAGGGATTCCAGTTCTCCGTCACGGGAACGAATGAAGTTTAGCGCGTCTGTAGTAGGCTTCTTCAACATCAGAAATCGTAAATGGTAGAAGATACTTCAAAGGAGGCTAAGTCCTCATTCTTAAGCCCGATTTTAATCCCGGTTACCACATTGGTTCCGGTTGCAACGGTAGATAGCCCATGGTCAGGTGCGGTATTAGCCAGCACTAGAGTTTGAGCCACCTTGATGTCCGTGGGGTTATCGCGGGGAATGTAGCCCTTCATGGATACATCGGTTTGGTCATCGTAGAAGATGATACCGACCTTCTTGCCGCGATAGTCACGCTGTACTTTTGAATCCGGCTTGTAGTCGATATCCTGAGATTCCAGCAAGATTCCCTGTTGGTCTTCATCAAAACCGAATACGCCGACTGTTCCGATAATAGTAGCCATATCTTTGTGTTGGTGTCAAAATTGAATCAATACCCGAAACCGGGCAGACTGGATAAATGAGTCGTCCTGTACCATCGGCTCATCAACGGCTTGGAGCGACAGGCGGTAGAGATAGAAATCTGAGGCAGATTCATTGAGCGAGTCCCGGAGTGAGCCTTTCTCGACCTCCGCACAGAGGGAGGCAAATCGATTCCTGGCCTCCTCTCCGTTGGTATCTTGGGCATGGGTCAAAAGCTGCACGGATAGCTCGCAATCCCACGTGTGATTTCGCAGGATACGTTCTTCCCCGGAGGAAAGAGTCAGCAGCACATAAGGGAGCGAACGGGAGCCATCCATGACTGCGGTATGGATGCTCAGCCCGGAGAAAGCGGCCTCCAGTTTGAGCCGCAAAGATTCTGTGAACGAATGAGGATTCATTTAACGGAGCGGATGAGTTTATTTTTCAGAGCTCGGAGGGTGCCATCAAGGCCTTGTTTCACGGTTAGAAGCACGAATCGAGAGCGGATGCGGAGAATATCCTGCCCATAAGGAACAGAGTTCGTGATAATGATGGTCGTTTTGCCATTGCCGCTTTGGCGAATGATGCACGAGCCCTCGCCGGAATGGCGCTTCACCCAAGCGGGGAGCTTTGTTTTCAGTTGCTCCGCTGCGGCATTCCACCCGGCGGCTTCTCGTCCGAGCTGCTTCTTTTTCTGGGTTAGAATGCGTTTCATTTCTGCCGGGGTAAGGCGTTGTCCGTTTACCACGGGCATCTTGGTATAGTTGGCCGTTACGCGGGCAGTCCACTCGCGTTTGGCCTGCCCGGGAGAGATACGCAGAATCATGGGGGGAGTGTTGCGCACCGCCGACTTCACAAAGCGACTGGCTACCTGCCGGACTGCGTCTTCCATGCCCTTACCGGAGAGGATAGCAAGCTTGCCAATCTTGCGCTGCAATTCAGCGTCATTGATAGTAACATGGGTACTCATGGCTCCAATAAATCGATTGTAGCAATGGGGAGACCGGGGCGAATCCCGATGCTCTCCACGCGGTAACTGATTCCGTCCACTAAGACCAGGCTTCCGGGCTGCATCGCGGGCGGGATTTCAGACCGGAGAGCGCGAGCTCCCATGGTGCGTTTTTCCGCAAATCCTCCGAGATCTAAATCCCGGGAGCGGTCAGCATGGGAAAGCAGCACCTTAATCTCTACGCTCCCATAGCTCAGATAGACAGGGACTTCCTCCCACAAGGAGAGGAAGTCCGCAGTCATTTCTGTGGAGAGATTGCTCATGTGGTAACAATACGCTGGAGACCTGCAGGGCGAACCACCTTGAAGCCGTAGAGCGCTTCCAGAGTGATATACACCTTGTTGCTCTTGGTGTCCGTGTAGCGGAGATAGCCAAAGGTCAGCCCGGTTACAGGGTCGGTGACAGCCCCGGCCTCATCGTAGTTGGCGATGGGAGTCAGATAGCGCATGGCAATAGCCAGAGCGGACGGGTGAGCCGCAAAACCTGCGAGCTTCTCGCCATTATCAGGCACGCATCCGGTTTCGTAGAGGTTGAATCCGGCAATGCGGTTAATCTTGGCCTCCACCACGCCGGACTGAGCCAGCGGAGTGATATAGGACTTCGCTACAATATCGTCTGCAAGCAGGGACGAGAAGAAGCTATTATCGAGAATCAGGGCTCGAGAATCCTGCGGCATCTTGGCGGCGGCGCAAGCCTCGCGAATCTTGATGATGGTCTTGTAGTTGAAATCCTCAGCGGCCATGGCCGGGACAGCGGGAGCTCCGTAGTTGGCGGCGGTGATAGACGAGAAGATGTCGGTCATCACATCGATGGCGAGCTGCTGGGCGGCGGTTGTGACCAGCTTCTCCAGCAGAGGGATAGCCGTAGTGGCGGCCTCCTTGGCAGTCAGATGCACGGTCTTGAACTTGTGGCGGTCGAGCGTCACAGCCACGGAGCTGGCCTCGGAATCGGAGTTCTTGGTGTAGTCTCCATCATAGTCAGACGAAGCGGACGGAGCACCAATGACAGGCACCTTGATGGTGTCGAGCTTGTCAGCGGCATCCGGGGAGAAGTTCGTGCTGAATGCAGAGAGCGGCAGCAGGGTTTCCATCCAAGGCATGAGCGCGGACTGGGAAATCCTGACGTCTTTGAGGTCGGTAATGGTATTAGCCATATTGGTTGATTTCGTGTGGGGTTAGATGGTAGAGAAAAGCTCTGCGCGTTCGGTATCCGAGAGGGAGCGGATAAACTGGGTCTGCCCCTCGGGAGTCGTGATAGCCTTGAATCGCTCGGCTACCGGGAGAGACTTGTCATTGCCCATTGCGGTAACGGCAGCGGCCTGTCCGGCATGCGTGCCGTAAAACTCAGCGGCTCGCTCCTCGGCGGTACGAGCTTCGGCCTTGAGCTGCTGAACCTGAGCATTGGTTTCTCGCAGATTCGCCTCCATGGCGGCCAGCTTGTCGCGGGTGGCGGCGAGATTATCTGACAGCTCGGTGTTGACGGCCTCCAGCGAGGCCTTTTCTGCCTGAACTGCCTCCAGCGCGGCATTGGCTTCGGCCAGCTGAGCGGTCAGCTCATTGACCTTGGCGGTTGCAGCGTCTAATTGTTCATCGATGGTATTCATATTCTTGTGGGTGGTGTCAAAATTATCCGTGGCGGGCAATCCTTTATTGACTTTTTCGAGTCTGAATTTTTGTTTAATCTTGACAACATGGCCGACTAATGCTACATTAAACGTGCATAAGTGGGAGCTCTACTTGTAGAGTCGCTGCGTTGCTGTAGTGAAAAAACCACGTTTTATCGGCCTGACGTGGGGAAGCTCATGCCAGGCCTCCTTTTTAGCATGGCTCAAAATTTCTCCAAAACACATCAGGAACTGGCTTATTTGTTAACATCCCGTGGATTGTGTAGTTCTTCGGGAGTGGATTCGTCTTTGCTTATAAGATTAATATCGAGCAAATTGGCAACGGTCAATTATTATCGTTTAGCTGCATATTGGTACCAGTTTAGACAGCCAACTCAATCAGGTCGCTTATCAAAAAATCTGATGCCCGGCACAAATTGGGAAACAGTTTGGGCTTATTATCAATTTGATAGACATCTGCGTCTTTTGCTGTTTGATGCTATTTCCAGAATCGAGATTGCTCTTCGAGAAAAAATTAGCGATTTACTTTCAGCCCGCGACAGAACCAGTCTGAACCCTCAGAACGTACTGAAAAATTACGCAAGAAACTTCAAGCAGCGACGAAAAGACAAGAGTGGTCGCCTCAAGTGTTCCCTTTTCGAGGAAATGATGGAAAAAGTAAACGGGGCGTACAATATAAGTAAAGGAGAAAGTGCTTTACACTATCAAAACAAAAAGATAGTACATGCCAAATACCTGCCAATATGGGTGTTCCTAGAATTTGCGACTTTCGGCAATCTTAACACTCTTATTTCAGTTGGCTTGAAAGATGATGATACTGAAAAACTTGCAATCTCAATGGGATTTGCATCTAAGAGCTTTTTTGTATCCGTAATATCGTTGCTGCATCAAGTCCGTAACGAATGCGCACACCAAGGACGAATGTGGAATAAGAAATGGGTTCAGAAGAGCCAGGGAAGCAAGCTGAATCCTATTCTAAAGAAACCGGACAGGTCTGACTGGAGCTATTTATCCGACCCCAATGATGATTCCGGATGGGTTCATACTACTCAGCCCGCTTTGTTCCGATCTTCTGATTGCACAGCCGTTGTTTTGGTAGCCTGCCGTATTATACTGCAACAAATTGCCCCAGAGAGTCATTGGAAAGAACGAGTCGAATCTCTCTTTTCCGAGGCTCCTATGGAGAAAATAGCTTGGGAGGTAGGTTTTACTCACAAGGACTGGATAACTCACTCGCTTTGGATGTGAGAAGTTGCTATCCGTGGCGGGCAATCAATTTGCGCTGCACGGCTTCGAGGTTATCGGCACAGGCATCGACTAAGCCGAAGTCTCTTGCCTGCGTTCCTGTAAAGGTCTGCCCCTCCAGATGCTCGGGGGCAATGGTTCGGCGGCGGCGCGTGACAGCGGTCTTGAAGTCTGCCCAAGTGCTTTCCACCTGCTGCTGCAAGAGCTCGCGTTGCTCCTCGGAAAGAGAGGTGCCGCTCATGCCTGTGCTCTTGTACTTACCCGCCGCGAATACGTCCATGTGGAGTCCTTTTTGTGCGTAGGCTTCCTTGCTGTCTACCACAGGGAGAATCACGCCCACGCTGCCGACACGCGCGGAGGGAGCCGCGTAGATGCCATCGCATTGACTGGCCACCCAGTAGGCTGCAGAACACGCCAGCCCGGCGGAATAGGCGTAGACGAACTTGTGTTTGCTGAGGTGGCGTACCGCATTGGCCAATTCCGGAGTCCCGTTGACCGTTCCGCCGGAGGAATCGATGTCGAGCAGTACAACCTGTACAGACGGGTCGGTCTCCAGTTTTTGGAGGGTCTTGGCGACTTTTTCCGTCTCAGTGTACTCAACACCCAAGGCGTTCAGTAGGCGTGATGAGGATTCCGGGAGAGAGCGGAACATGGTTCCGTGGATAGGTACGGTAGCTAGAGCTCCGGTCTGCTGCACCTGAATCTCTGCCTCTGAGCGGGGGGATTCAGGCAGCGTTCCCGGGAACGGAATAGCGGCGAGCTGGTAATAGGCCTCCGGCTCCAACAGCCAGATGCGCTCGGTGGTAATGCGTGTAATCATGTGGCAATAAAATCTTCCGGTTTAGGTTCATTCTGCTGCGCAGGAACGGACGGCTGCACATTCTTGAAGTAGGCAAAAAGAAGTTGCGGCTCAATGCCGTATTTCTTGGCCGTTTCTGCAATGAGCTTCATTTCCCGGGCTCGGTTCTCCACCTCTTCGTGGATATCCATACCCAGCTCGGCAAAGTGGTCGGTGAGAGTTTTGAGCCCGGCTTCCACGTCTGCTCGGTTCTGCATAGCCTCGCGCCCGGCATCCACAGTAACGCGGCGGGGCGTGGTAAAATTGACCTCTGTCCAGTTCTCCACGGCTTCCAGTTTGCCAATACTGATGGCATGACCAATCACCCAGAGCCAGAGGGGGCGCAACATGCGGTCAATCAGCAAGGTCTGACGGTAGGAGAATCGGCGGTCGGCTTTGGCTACGGTCAGGCGTACGCCGGAGCCAGCAAGTTTGGAGGAATCTGCAGCAAACTCAAAGGGTAACATACCGAGAGCGGAATCGCGCCGCAAGTGCTCCAGGAATCCGGTAAATGTCGGGCTCGGGCGGGAGCTTTCAAAGGGTTTGATATCCTCTCCCGGCTGAATCTTGACGAGCTTGCCTCCCAGAATACGCTGGAGCCATCCGGTGTCGGAGGCTTCCTGCTGGGCGGATGCTCCTAAGCGGAAATCCCCATCGTCCGCATCATCTCGGGCGGTGGTGAGAACACGGGTAATGTCGGCATTATCCTTCACGGCATGCTTCTCCAGAGCCAACAGCTCCATTTCATCAATGATATGATTGATGGAGTGTTGCAGGCTCGGGCATCCGCGTACCTGCGAGGGTGCGTCCGGGTCAAAGATATGCAGAATGTGCTCCGCCGGGAGGTCGCTGTATGTGCCATCATCCTTCAAGAGACGGTACGAAAGCGGCCTTCCGTTGGCATCCAGCTTCACTCCGTCAATGAGGTTATCGGCATCCGACATATCACCGATGCGATGAGCCTCAATCAACTGCACCCGGGGCGAGCCTTGGTACATGACCTTGTGGATGAAAATCTCGCCATCCGTATCGACTGCCCTGCATACCAGATGCTCGCATTGCGTCAGGTTGAAACGCCCGGTCAGTTCAGCATGGCGGCTCCAGCGATTGAAGTAGGATTCCGCTTGGCGGTTCCATGCGCTGTCCACGCTCTCCGCCTGAGGCTTGAGACCGTCACCCACGGAATAAAGAGCCATGCTGCTTACGATCTCCCGGATGAAGCCGGAGTTACGGGCGAGATAGCGGGAGCGGCGTACCAGTTCAGAGCGCACCCCGGGAGTCAGGTCGAGCGTGGCATCACGGGGCGCGGAACCGGGAACCTGCGCCCGGCGCGGGGAGCGGTTGGCGGCTTCGTAGGTGGAATTGATGCCGAAGAATAACCGGGCGGCAAAGCGTTGGAAAGCGTTCATTGCGGGAGACGGTAGGAAACAAAAGAGCCCGGAGCGTCATGGGCTCCGGTGTTGGGGGATGCTGATGTCGGTTCCAGTCGGCGGAGAGCATAGGCGCACTCCTCCAGAATCTCGGAAACGGGCATCACCATTTGCTTGGTGACGGAAGTACCGCCGCCATCATTCCATGACATGATGGTTTTGCCCTCCAGAAGAAGAGTTTTGGCCTTGGCCTGAATGGTCTTGACCTCATCGGCGGTAAATCCGCGCACGAATAGTCCTTTGGCAGCCATGGGAATCAGGATTCAAAGGCCGCGCGGGCAGCGGCGGTATTGGGGTACTTGTTGAGCTGCAGGTGGGGCTGGTCGACAAAGCTCTTCCAAGTGCCGCCCCATTCTACTGAGGGAACCAACTTGTAGAGCTTGCCGAGCACGGCATACATAGGGCTGTCGCCAAAGTAGGTCTTGCCCTGAAATACGCCGAAGTCCCACGCTAAGCCGAAGTTGTGCATACTCTGACCTCCGCGAGCCTTAGTGACGCGGGGGCGTTTGGCATAGAGCGCGTCCTGCTCCTTGTAGGTGCGGGTGCCACAGATGATGCGGACATCAAATCCGCTCTCCTTGGCTACGCGAACAGCCTCCGCGCACCAGACGCGGGCGGCTCGCTGAGCCTGAGGAATCAGCGTGGAGATGTTGCGCTCGGTGCGTTCGTCAAAGGTGCCGTAGACTTCCTTGATGCGCTGCGCATCCTCATCCCATGCCGCTGCAGCCGCTTTGCTCTTTGTACCCAGAATGCCATCAATGGCTCCATCGTAGTACCCGGCAAAGCGCAACATGCGCTGCCAGAACTTGCGGTCTTTCTTGATATCGGCAAGGGAATCAGCCATTGTCTTTCTCCTTGTCCTTGGTTACTACGCCAACCAGACCTGCCAGAGCCACGCCAACCGTGATGATAGACTCGGTCAGCTCCGTGGCAATACTAGCCCCGCAGGAGGTTGCAAAAGCGATGAGCCCCAGCCACGTGGAGCGCTCCTTCAGTCGATTGAGAATGTACGTAAACATACCCTCCCGGGCATGTCAAAAAACATTGATAACCTCAATCCCGTTCTCCCGGAGCAGTTTCCCGGTAATGCCGCTCGCATCGCAAGAGGGAGACCATTTTGCAAGGATAGCCTTGCGGATTCCATAGCGGCGGCAGATAGCGAGCGTCCGTTCAGCCCCCAGCTCAAAGGCATCCGTAACGTCTGCCCCGGTGACGTGTTTGCGCTCCGATTTCTCGGCGCATGTTTCATACACGCGGTCATGGATGCGTTTTGCCGGAGGCCGGGGACAAGGCAGCCCGCCCAGCATTTCCGGGCAGGCTGTAAAATAAGGGCATCCGGCTATCAGTTTGCGGGCTGCTGCGGAATCGTGGATTCCTCCGTGCCATCGGCATCGTTCTCCGAGGAGGCATGCGCTGACGAGGACACGGCAACCGGCTTCTTTTTGTTCCTGTCCCATGTAATCTTTACTCCGTATTTCTCCCAGTAGCGGAACTTGTCGTCATACGACTTAATCCCATAAGACTTAACGCGGATTGAACCCATTATACTCCGCATTTCGGCAAAAAGCAATGGGTAGTTTTCCCGCAAAGCGTCATATTGCTCGGCGCATTGGAACGGGCAGCACCAGCAAGCAGTACGCTTGAATCCGGCTGCATAGCCCGGCCACTCCGGAATCTTGGCCTCCAGCTGTTCCTTGGTCAT